ACTTTCTTTTTCGCAGACAGTCCAAATTATCCGAGGAGCTATAACGAATGATTGAGGAACACCTAACCAATTGGCTTGAAGGCATTGACCTTGGGCTTGAACAAAAAGTGATTGCTGGCTTAGCCCTTGCCTTGGCAAAGTCCTTTGACAAAAACCCGCACACCAGCACCGCAGCGGAACTTCGCAAGACAATTCTGGAACTTAGCAGGCAGCTCAGCGCTCAGGCGATTGACTTCGACCCGATTGAGGAGTTGTTGACCCGATGAATTATGAAGAACTTTTAAAAGTTACACATGAAAACTCTCGGCAGGCAGGTATTGCTGAGGAGCGTGAACGCATTATCAAGCTGCTAACAGCTGAAATGGAGCGTATTGAGCAGTGGACTGATTACCCAGCAACTAACGCTCTAGCAAACATCAGAGCGGAATTAATCAAAGGGGAGCAAAAGTAATTGCTCCAGCTTCCCGCGATCTACACTCAACCGCTCAGCGAGGACTTCCCTACTGACGGGGACAAGCTCATTGAGCTAGTCAAGGTCGCTTGGAAAAGCCCCGAACTCCCAGACGGGCTAACCCTAGACGAGTGGCAAGAGTGGTTACTGCGACACCTGCTAGAGCGTTACCCAGAGGGACACCCCAACGCTGGGCAACTGAGATACAGGCAAGCGGTTGTTTCTATGGGCAGGCAAAACGGCAAGAGTTTATTGGCAGCCATTATCGGTGTCTACGGAATGCTCATGCACCAACATTCCGGCGCTTCTGTCATTAGCCTGGCTTCCAGCATTGACCAAGCTCGCATTATTTATAACCGAGTGCTGTTTTTCATTCAGAGCAATCCCTTTCTTTCTAAGCGCTTCAAGAAGGCTTCGGAGTCGCGAGGTATTGTCACCGCTGACGGCACAGGTCGCTACGATGTAAAGCCCGCCAAAGAGGGAGCTTTGCAAGGCATACCTATTTCGCTGTGTCTGTTTGACGAACTTCATCTAGCCAAGAAGGGTATGTGGAGCGCTGCCGTATTGGGAACAGCCCAGCGTGAAGATGGGATAGTTATCGGCATTACAACTGCCGGTGACCAATCAAGCGAAACCCTGCTGGAGCTATACAAGACCGGGCAAGCCGCTTCCGCTAACGATGCTGAGCTAGAGCGCTTCGGCTTCTTCTGCTGGGAAGCTCCACAACACGCAAAGGTTGATGACCCCGATGCACTTCGGGCTGCTAATCCTTCAATCAGCGCGGGCAGATTACCCCTAGAGAATGTGCTATCAGATCTAAAGACAATTCCTGAACACGAAGCCAGGCGCTACCGACTCAACCAATTCATTAGCGGGACTGCTGCAAGTTGGATACCTTCGGACACCTTCAGAAAAGCTGGGGACAGGCTGTCTATCCCGCAGACCGGCGGAGTCTTTGCAGTTGACATCAGCAAGAATTGGGAACACGCCACAATTGCCTTTGCAAATCAGGTTGGCGAGGAACATCACACTGAGCTAGTCAGAACCTTTGTGAACCCGAACGAAACCACGCTATTCAATGCGCTAGTCGAATTGCATCACAAGTTTGCCCCGAGAGCAATCGCACTTGATGACCGCGCACTCCCAGGCTTAGGTAAAAGATTGAAGCTGGCAGGCTTTCCGGTCTGGCAGTTGTGGACTAAAGAGATCAGCGCAGCTTGCTCTGTTGTCTATTCGATGCTCGCCAACGGAGAAGCAAAACACAACAATGACCCGCTGCTAATCGTGCAATCGCCTAGGGGTATTGCTAAGTATTCAGGCGAAACCTGGCTGATTAGTCGCAAAGAATCGCTGGGTGAAATAGATGCTCTGCTTGCAACTGTTATGAGTTTGTATGTGAGTTCAAGAGCGGAACACGCGGCAATTGGTGTATTCTAAATGCTGTATTGCACTTAGTATAGGAACTTATGGCTTCCCTTTGGCAAAGAATTTTCGGCACAGAGATTGAATCTCGCGCTGCACAACCAACTGTTCCAACTCGCTCGGCTGCTGTCGTTACAGCGGATACTGCGCTTACCCTAACGGCGGTTTACCGCGCGGTGCAGATCATCGCAACCCCTATTAGCAAAATGCCGATTGACACTTACCGCTTTGCTACCGGTATTGAGCTAAAGATTGAGAACCCGGTTCTAGTCAACAAGCCTGACATCAACAGCAACAGGCGCGACTTTCTTTTTCAGACTGTCACCAGCCTGGCACTTGAGGGCAATGCCTTTTGGTTCAAGAACTACGGCAGCAACGGGCAGGTGAACAACCTGACTATTCTTCCGGCTTCCGCTGTGTCTGTTGCCTACAAGAACGACCAGAACATTATGGAAGGTGTCGTTTACTCTTACATGGGTAAGAGCTACACCGGCACCGAGATTGAACACCTAAAGCTTTTCAGCAAGACAGGCAACCTGCGCGGGCTATCCCCGATTGAAGTCTGTCGCTCAGATGTATCCGCTGCTCTTGATCTAAGAGATTACGCCAAGAATTGGTTTACTTCGGCAGGTGTCCCAACCGGTATCCTCAAAACCAATCAAGCCCTAAACGCCGAGCAAGCGGATACAGTTACTAACAATTGGCACAATAAGCAACAGAACAGACAGATTGCGGTATTGGGTAATGGGTTCGATTATCAACAGGTTGCACTTTCACCGCGTGAAGCGCTATTTACTGACATTGTTGAGCAGAATACTGTTTCTATCGCTCGTCTTTTCGGTATTCCTGCTCGCTTGCTTATCACTACTGTGCCTGGCGGTTCTGACACTTATACGAATCTGCAAGACGAGAATCAGGTCTTTTATCGCCACACCTTGATGAACTACACAGATGCAATCACCGATGCGCTGAGCAACTGCCTTCCAAGAGGCACGAGAGTTGAATTTGACTATGCTCACCTGTTCCGCGCTGATGTAGCAACCCGCTACAACTACTACGCAACCGGCATCGCAGCAGGCTTCCTATCTGCTGAAGAAGTTCGCGAGAAAGAGGGACTAAATGTCTGAAATCGAAACCAGAGCTTTTGAGGCTCGCGCTGATCTAGAAGAACGAACTATTGTCGGGCTTGCTGTTCCTTACGGGCAGAGCGCAGACATTGGCGGTATGTATCAGGAGCGCTTTGCTCCAGGTGCAATCGCTGATGTTGATGATGTAAAGCTGTTCTATGGGCATGAAGAACCAATTGGCAAGGTTGTAGAGGGCAGAGATACTGAGGCTGGCTTTGAGATTGTCGCTAAGGTATCTGACACCGCTAGAGGCAATGAGGTTCTGACCCTTATGCGCGATGGCGTTCTAAACAAATTTTCGGTGGGCTTTATTCCGGTTGAATCCGAGAAAGACGGCTCAACGATTACACGCACGAAGGTTTCCTTGAAAGAGGTATCTGTCGTGCCATTCCCAGCCTTTGCAGGCGCAAACATAACCGAGGTTCGCGAGGAGCAAATCCCTGCCGATCTAGAACCCGATAACGAACAAGAAAGAGAATCTATGTCTGAAAACATGGAACTAGAGGTTCGTTCTGTTATTGACGAGGTGGCAGAATTGCGCCGCGTTGTAGAGGCAGGACAAACTTCTTCCGCACCAGCTATTGTTGGCGCAGAGATTCGCTCACAGGGCGAGTTTGCTAAGAAGCTACTCAAGGGTGACGAGGGCGCTATTGCTCTTGCTCGCGCAGCTTCGGACTCAAGCGACACCGTTGCACTACCTGGCTTTGTTGGTTTCATCAACAACCTAATTGACAACAACCGCCCAATGGTAAGCGCCTTCTCCCGCGCTGCTCTACCTGCTGCCGGTCTAACTGTTGAATACGCTCAGGTATCTGCAAACACCTTGGCTGTCGGCCAGCAAGACCCAGAGGGTGAGGCTCTAAGCTTCGGTAACCTAACCATCGCCTCGACTTCTGCTGATGTCAAGACCTACGGCGGTTACACCTCATTCACCAAGCAGACCATCGAGCGCAGCTCGGTTGACTACTTGAACACTGTTTTCCAGGCTCTAACCATTGCCTACGCAAACGCAACCAACGCAGCTCTAAAGACCCATGTTGAGGGTCTGAGCTACACCGGTAAGGTATTCGATGCATCAGCTCTAACCGCTGAGGCT